GTGATTACACACTTTCAAGGTTTTGAAAACAGCGAAGAAGCTGAAGACTTCTCCGAATTCCTTAAAACTCAATTCGTCTTGCCAGACGACTATCCTGATGCTGATACAACCATTCATTGAAACTAAAGAGGGGGGTTTTGTTTTAAAATGAAACAAATCGTAATTCCTTACAAGCCAAGAGAAATCCAAAATTTTTTGCATGATAAATGCGATAAGAACCGATTTAATGTGGTCATTGTCCATCGTAGAGGGGGTAAGACTGTATTTGCTATCAATCACTTAATTAAGGCTGCTCTAACGAACACTAAACCCTATCCTAGATATGCTTTTATCTCTCCATACCGACTGCAAGGTAAATCTACAGCTTGGGACTATCTCAAACAATTCTCAGCTGCCATACCAGGAACAAAATTCAATGAGTCAGAACTAAGGGTAGATTTCTCAGTTAATAATAGTCGTATTCAAATTATTGGAGGTGAGAATAGTGCTGCCATTAGAGGACAGTATTTTGATGGGATAGTTTGCGATGAAACTCAAAACCTTTCGCCAGACCTTTTCGATACCATTTTAAGACCAGCACTTTCAGATCGTAAAGGGTTTGCAATTTTTATCGGTACACCGATGGGGAGAAACTGGTTTTTTGAACTCCATGAAAAAGCCAAACACAATAAAGATTGGTTTACCAAAGTGTTCAAAGCTAGTGAAACTAAGATTATAGCTCAAGAAGAATTAGATGCTGCTAAATCCACAATGTCGCCAGAGGCTTATGCTCAAGAGTTTGAATGTTCATTTCAAGCTGGAATATCTGGTTCTTATTATGGTAAGACAATGGAGGAATTAGAAGCTAAAGGACAGATTAAAAATTTTGATATTGACGAAAATTTAGAGGTTGAAACTTGGTGGGATTTAGGAATGAACGACAGCACAGTAATCACCTTTGCTCAGCGACATGGTGATGAGATTAGAATTATTGACTGCTATGAGAATTCTGGTGAGGGTTTAGAGCATTATATGAATGTCATAGATGACAAAGGATATAACTATTCTAAGCATATAGCACCCCATGATATTAGAGTTAGGGAGATTGGCACTAATAAATCTAGGTGGGAAACAGCTAAAGAAATGGGACTAGAATTTGACATCGCACCCAAACTTAGTATAGAAGATGGTATTGAGCAAGTAAGACGAATGTTACCGAAGTGTTACTTCCATAAAAACAATTGCAAAAAACTCATTGAGGCATTAAAATCATACTGCAAACGATGGGATGAAAAAAATAATTGTTTTAGGAATAAACCCCTCCACAATTGGAGTTCACACTTTTGCGATAGTATGAGATATGGTGCAGTAACTGAGCCTGTTCAAAGATCCGATTGGAATAAACCAATTCCAGTTGATACAAATTATATAGTTTAATATGGCAAAAAAAATTACCGAATTATCAGATCCTAAATTAAGAAGTTTACTTTCAAATCAAATTGAAGGTGCTTTAGGTTATTTAGGTGGACAGCTTTCATCATCAAGAAGAAAATCTTTAGAATATTATTTAGGAGATAAACTTGGAACAGAAATAGATGGTCGTTCACAAGTGGTATCAACCGATGTATCAGATACGATTGAAAGTATCTTACCAAATTTATTAAGAGTGTTTACTGCAAGTGATAATGTAGTTCGTTGCGATCCAGTAACTGCCGAAGATGTACCTCTTGCCGAACAAGCCTCTGCTTACCTCAATCATGTTTTCTATAAAGACAATAATGGTTTCCAATTACTTTATAATTTTTTCAAAGATGCACTAATTGAAAAAAATGGTTTCTTAAAAATTTATTATGACGAAAGTGAAAAAGTAGAATTCGAAACTTATAAAAATTTATCCAAAGCTGAGAAAGATGCTTTGATGGACTCTAAAGATGAAATCGAAATTGTCGAAGAAGAAGAAATGGAAGATGAGTCTGCCAAAGAAGAATTTGAAAAATTGTTAGAACAATACGAAGCTAGAGGAGTAGATACAGCTCAAGTTCAAGAACCAGATTTCACATTATACAATTGCAAAATTAAACGAACAAATAAAACTGGTAAAATTAAAATTGAATCTGTCCCACCTGAAGAATTTTTAATTGACAGAAATGCAAAGTCAATTGACGATGCTGATTTCGTTTCTCACAAAGTATTAATGTCAAGATCAGACTTAGTAGCTATGGGATATGACGAAGAAGATGTTGCAAGTTTACCTACCTCAGATGAAGATATTTATAATACTGAAGAAATTGTTAGACAAAGAAATATTGACGAATACCCAATTGACAATGCAACCGATAGCTCAACTGAAAAAGTTTTAATCTATGAGTCTTATATAAAATATGATTACGATGAAGATGGTATAGCTGAACTTAGAAAAATTATTTCTGCAGGAGATGATGGTTCTATGGTTTTAGAAAATATGCCTTGCGATAATATTCCATTTGTAACTATCACTCCAATTCCAATGCCACATAGATTTTATGGCAGATCCATTTCTGAATTAGTGGAAGACATCCAATTAATGAAATCTACTGTTATGCGTCAGTTGTTAGACAATATGTATTTAACAAATAACAACAGAGTAGCGATCATGGATGGTATGGTTAATATGGATGACTTATTAACGACTAGACCTGGTGGAGTAGTTAGAACGAAACAACCTCCAAGCCAAGTAATGCAGCCTTTACAAGCTCAACCGATTTCACAACAAGCCTTTCCAATGTTATCTTACTTAGATTCTGTAAGAGAAGCTAGAACTGGTATTACAAAGTCTGCTCAAGGTTTAGATGCAGATACATTAAATTCAAAAACTGCAACTGGTGTAAATACTTTGATGACGCAAACACAAATGCGTTCAGAATTGATTGCTAGAATATTTGCAGAAACAGGTGTTAAAGATTTATTTAGAAAAATATTTGAATTGATGGTTAAGTATCAAGACAAAGAAAGAATTGTTATGCTTAACAATCAATATGTACCGGTTAGACCGACTGAATGGAAAGATAAATTTAATATTAATATTGTAGTAGGACTAGGAACTGGCTCTAAAGAACAACAAATCTTACTTTTAAACAACATCCTTGAACGACAACTTCAAGCCTTCCAATTACAAGGTGGAAAAGAGATGCCAATGGTTAGTTTAAAAAATATGTATAACACTTTATCTAAAATTATTGAGAACGCAGGTCTTAAAAATGTGGATAGCTACTTTGTTAATCCTGATATTGGTAAACAAATGATGGCTCCACCTGCTCCACCACCACTAACTCCAATTGAAAAAATTGAATTTACTAGAATTGATGCTGAGAATAAGAGAAAAATTGCTGATCTTGAGTTACAATACCAAGAACTACAACAAAAATCTCAACAAATGCAGTTAGATTTTGAAGCTAAGATAAAAGAAATCGCTTTAAAATATAATACTCAGCTTGATACAGCAAAAATTAAAGCAGATGCTGACTTGGATAAGATGATGATGTCAAATCAATCCAAGATTCTTGAAAAAGCACAACAATCTGCTAATATGTTTACTAAACAGGTACAAGGATTAAATGGAAACCAAAGACCAGGCTCAGCGATCGGAAGAAGTCAGCCGATCCAACCAAGCCAAACAGATTTTACAGAATAAAATTTTTAAAGAGGCAATTGAATCTCTAAAAAAACTTTATTCTGAAGCACTACTTGAAAAAACTGGTGCTAAAGAAAGCGATACCAGAGAAAAACTTTGGATTGCTTATAATGTTGTTGGAAAAGTTGAACAACATCTTCATACTGTAATCGAAACAGGGAAACTTGCAGAGAAACAGTTAGAAGATTTTAGAAAACAACAACTGCAAAAAAAATTTTAACCCATCGGTTAGAATAAATCAAAGCCAAGTCATAAGACAGCTTAACCAATAGGAGGACTAATGTCTGACTCAAACCCATTGTTGACTAATGCAACAATACAAGGTGCTGCAAAACACATTGAAGGTTTAATGGACTCTAAAGGAGTTATCAAAGAATCTCAAAAGGAAGCAGAACCAGTTGAATCAAAAGTAGAAGCGAATGCTGAAACTGAGG